AGACAGTTTGGTTTCCTCTTCAAACGAACGCTCGGAGGTCTCGGTTTCGTAAATCTCCTTGTGCTCTTCGCCATAGGTGGCATATTCCATGCCAAAAAGGGCGTTCAAGCCGGGGAGGAGTTCCTTAAGTAGTTGTGCGCGTGAAATAGCCATTTGTCACTCCTTAGACGCCGGTGGCATTGAGATACTGATGACCACCAGCCTGACCAGTAGCACTTGGCGCGTTCCACTTCACAACCACCTCGGGGTAACCGACAAAAGTCAGCGTCACGGTACCAGAAGCGGTAGCGTTGGCAGACAACGTCAGCGAAGTGCCCGAAATGGCGGAAACAGTGGAACCAGCGGCAACGCCAGTACCAGAGACTGCCATAAACTTCAGGATGTCAGCGTTAGCAGCAGACAGGGTCACTGCGTCGCTTCCGCTAGTGGTAGTACCCGTAGCAGTAGTCACGATTGCAGTGTCAGGGACCACGTCAACAACGCGGAGCGGCAGGGTGGCAGTAGTAGCCGGAGCAGAGACAGCGGCGGCGGAGTTACCAGTAGTGGTGCTGCCAGTGTTGTCAACCATTTCGACGTTATTGCCAACGAAGGTGCGTGCAAAGGCAGCAATTGCAGTGGTGCCAGAAACAACCGCAGCCTTAAACAGTGCATCAGGATCATCTTGGACATAAGCCACGATGTCGTTTGCAACAGTGCTAGCAGGGTAGTACTGACGGAACACTTTACCGAGCGTAGGATCGGTATAGGAGCAGCCAAGGAACACACCAATGGGGGTCATTGCGGCGTCGGGAGTATCACGCTCCAGAGTACCAGAACTCACCAACTTAACAGGATCACCATAGAAGATGTTCGTGTCGTAGTTGGAAGCAATGGGAATCTGGCGTGTGGCACCAGCGAACACCTGACCGCCGATCAGATTGATCGGTAGAAGCCCGTAGGGCTTCGAGACGGTAGGATAAGCCATTTTGTTACCTCACAAAAAGTTATTTGCCAGAACCGAATGACGTTTTGGATTTCTTTTCAGAGAAAAGGGGCATCCTCGGGTCATTCTCTCTCATAAAGTTGCTGTCTACAGCGTCCATATTGTCTTTGGTGATCTTAGCGTAGTAGTTACTACGCTGCTCAACAAATTCAGTAGGCATCTTGCAAAGCAGCAACCCGGCGACCTCAATGTTGTCTTTGAAACGACTGTTGGGATCGACTAGCAGTGAAAATTTGGGTTGCTCCTCAATACGGACAGGCTCCCAACCTTCTCGTAGTTTTGACGAGATGTTGCGGGCATCAGCCTTATCGAGCATAGAAACCCTCACCCAGCGGTACGCATAACCCGGCTGCTTATCTGGTTGCGGCAAGGTTTCGGGGCGCATCCACTGCTTGGGGCGCTCCGCCGTACTACGGGTATCCAATTCGCGTGCAAGTCTATTTTCTGCCATGTTAGTTCTCCAATGTTTTTGCATATTCCCGGGCGTACTGCTCGGGGGTTAACCCCAGTTTCTTCGCAAGGCTTAGTTGCGATTGTTTCAGCACAATCCGCTTGGAAGACGTGCTTCTGGATGCCGGAGCAACCACAGTGGCAGGTTTCGTTTCTGTGCGCGTAACGGGCTTGCCGCCCCCGTTAGTCGTTTGTGCTTCACTCTCCGAGATACCGAAGTACTCGGGGAATCGACGACGCATTGTACTGTCAATGCGCTGCCAGTAATCATCGGTGCCGACATACTGTTTACCATTCTCGCGTTCCAGTTTTTGATGGAACCCGAGGGCTAGAGCAGTCATCTCCGGGTCCGTACCCCACCACGGATTGCGCTCTTGCCACGCAAGCGTTTTGGAGTCAGGAGTAGGAACTTGCACCCTCTCAGGAGTAGTGTTGACCTCAACTTCTTGAGTTTGTAAAGGGGGGCGGTAATTATTTACCTGCTGCATCTTGAAAGAAGCAACATTAAACTTCTCCTGCGCCGCCATAATCTGGTCGGCATCCCCCGCGTCGTAAGCCTCTTTATAGGCTCGCTTCGCCATCTCCAACTCAAGTTCTACAGCACCTCTTACGGTGTCGATGTAGGATTTCTCACCAGCGGTGAGTTGAGTCTTGAGACGCCTGTTTTCCTCAATAGCGCGTTGAGCAAGAGTAATAGCCTCCTGCTGTTCACGCAAAGCAGCCTCTTTAGCACGACGCTCGTCATGCCAAACTTTCTTCATCTGCTTGAGGCGGACTTTTACTTTTTCCGAGTAGTCCTCTAGTTCGTCTTGTTCAAGTTCATCGACGATCTCTTTCGGGAGTGGTTCACGCATACGGCCCGTTACGGGGTCGCGGTCTTCAGCAGGGGTATCGTCAACAACCTCAATATCGGGTTCCTGATTTGCGGGTTTACCCTTAGATTCAGGCTGTTTAACTTCCTGCTCTTGGCCTTCGATTTCAAACTCGAAGTCATCTTTTGCTGCGGGTGCTTTTGGTAGAGGCATGGCTCACTCCTTACTTGCGCGAAATGCCGCGAGGGTCTTCCACAACCCCCTCAACACTGTCGTCGTTGATGATTCTGAACTCACGACCATGAATCTTCAGTCGTGTACCTGCATGGGGGCGGACCAGAATGAAATCCCCCTCCTTGCACCAAGGGCCACTTGGAAAACGGCTTGGGTCTTTGAAGCAATCCGGACCTAACTTCACTACGAATAACACCGTAGTCAGTAGTTCTTCGTGCTGTAGTGTGATGTCGGCTTTGACGATACCACTCTCGTACTTGTCCTCAATGTCCGGTATCGCACACAGGATGCGGTAGCCAGAAGGTTGAGGCAGTTGCTTGGCCTTCTCTTCTGCCGTTTGGGGCAGTACGGTTGCGTTGTTTGGGTCGGTTGCGTCCTGCCCAATTAAGATTTCAGTCATCGGATTTCTCCATCCTTTCTTTGGTTTCTAACAACATGTTATTGGCAATAAGTAAGCCTCGGTACACACCGCACGCATGTTGGTACGCGCCGTGATCCGTGGCTTTGCCCATCACCAAGTCTTCTTCGATGAGGCGTTGTTCCTCACGTATCTTTTTTGAGAGATACGTTAGAAGGTCTTCACTCATTTATGCTCCTTTTTTGGTGGTTGGGGATTCTGTCGTGTTTCGCGGGCAATCTCGATGCCCATGCGCATACCCTCGGCCTGTTGCTTGGCCTTCTCTGCGCCAACCTTTGCGCCGATCTGAGCACCTGCAATTTCTTTCTGCGACGCGATGCGCTCGCGCTCCACGTCGATTTGGTCTTTCTTCGCAGCAGCGTCGATAAGAAGTTTTTGCTTCTTGATCTCGGTCTCTTGTGCTTTGAGTTGCAACTCTTGTTGTTGCATCTGCACGATGGGGTCTTGCGCGGCTTGCTGGGCTTGTTCTTGAGCCACAGCGGCTTGGTTCTTTTGGAGAACCTGCTGGGCAGCGGCAGCAGCCAGACGAGAGATTTGCACCTCGGTGTCTTCCGACATCTCGGCGTTTGGAGCAGGGTAAGGAACACCAGCGGCCTCTTCGATCTGCTTGCGATACTCGAAGGCCAAATGTTCTTGGATGTGCGCAGCCAATGCGCCTTGGATCGTACGAGCGTTCGGGCTTTGACCGATTAACTGCGCAATCTTGGGGTCTTGCGCCGCAGCCATGTGCACAGTGATGTGTGCCTGATGGTCTTGGTAGATGAAGGCTTTGACAGGCTTGCCGTTAATCATGTCCATGTTTTCGGAGACAGGATCACGCGGCTTGAAGTCGTCCTCCATTGGAACCAGTTTTGCAGCGTTCTTGATGCCCAACACCTCCAGCATCTGACGATGCAAGTAGGGCAGGTCATACAGTTGGGGCGCAGTCTGCGCCAGTTGCATCACCGCTTGGTACTGAACCACTTTCTGCGACATGGTTGCCGCATTGGGGTCCGATACCGGAATGACTTCCACCAAGTCGTAGTCGCTACGCTTCGCATGAGGGTTGCCGTCGTACGGCTCGTAGGAATACTCCTCGGGGGTGTAGTCGCGGATGATGGTCTTCAAGAGGCGGAACTCTTGGCGCATCGCATAGTGGATGCGGGCCTGCACAGCAGACATCACCTTCAGAGTGCGCTCAAGGATAGCCAGCGTTGTGCCCACAGGGGCTTGGGCCGACATATCAGACACCTTCAAATCAGCCGCAGCAGCGAAGCGACGGCCTTCCTCTACGATGGTGCCCAACAAAGTGTACAGAACTTGCGACGGCTCCTTGTAGGGGAGCGTCAT